AGAAGCTGTGGGTGAATCCAAATGGAATGATATTATAAACAGGCACAAGGGTCAACCTCAGGTTCTAGAGGTCCGGGATGATAAACCCGATGGCTCTTTTACTTTGATTTATTTCTTGATAAACATTTTGGGTCTAATGGGACCCCTTTACCTACTTTACATTATAAATAGGAATCACTATCCCATATACACGAAATTTATCAATGGTATTAAGTCAACTTGGCTTGTCAATAACTACCATGAAATACCTTCTACCCACCAACCGACATACTCGACTGACTCCAACATGAAACGCTCCGAAGCCGAGTATTTGCATAGGAATGACCCCTCAACCAAGGAAGAGAAAGAAAAACCCCTTTACCCTCTCCTTGGCAATATTAACGGTTACACGCCAAACAACACCAGTGGTTCGACCCGTTCTACTGAAGCTGCGATTAAAATGCGCTGGGTTGAACCCATGCCTCATGAAAACAATAGTCAGCAGATGTGGTCTGAAACGCTTAACACGTTGCTCAATTGGTAAAATCGGTAGTCATCGAACCTCTCAATGAGATAACTCCAACAATGTTTGACTCCTGGATTTCTCGCTTCACCGGTCTTAAACTCAAAATGCTCAACAAAGCACTCGAGGATATCGGTGTCCTGAACAAAGCAGAGATAGATCATGCTGGTTGGAAGGCTTTCATCAAGAGGGAGAAACTCTACAAAACGATGGAAGATGAAATTAAACCTCGAGGAATTGTACATGCCCAACCTGTGTACAATGCGTTCTTTGGGCCTTGGTTCTTCCATATGTATAAAAGATTCAAGAAGTTCATCGTTGATGCAAAAATGCCAATCACCATTGCGTCCGGTATAAATCGTTCAGAACTTTCAAAAATCTTTAATGAAGCCTACCAGAAAGGCTATGACAAGATTTATGAGAATGATTTCACGCAATTTGAAAAGACACATAGTTCAAGTGCATACGGTTTGGAAGCTCTTTTTTATTCTGCTGCCGGTATGCCCGCCTCTTTGATTAGAAACTATGTCAACTTGCATTCGCGTACAAAGGTTAGGACCAATAAGTATAGCGCTTTTGATGTGGATTTTGCTCGTTTTTCTGGTGATCAAACGACCTCCTTAGGCAACTCCATGGTAAATGCTTTCGTAAC